GACACTTTAGCTGGAAATTATTTAAATCCTTTTTTATCTCCAATGCTACAAGGTTCAGCAAATCAAATTGCAACTGCTGTAAATTCTGAGTTTTCAGGAGCTGGAAGAACTCCAGGATCTGCTATGAACCAACAACAAATTTTGTCAGGTATTACTCAAGAAGCATTACCTTATGCTTTTGACCAATACGAACAAGAAAGACAAAGACAACTTGGTATTGCTTCTGCTTCACCAACTTTAACACAAGTAGGTTCTCAGTTAGAAAATATACAAAGACAACAAAACCTAGCACCTTTTCAATCTTTACAACAATATTCATCTCTAGTTAATCCTATTGCAACAGGATTTCCAGTTAAACAATCTGTAACTGATCCTAACAGAGTAACACAAGGTTTAGGTGGTGCTATGATTGGTAATATGATTGCACCTGGAATAGGTGGTGCTGTAGTAGGTGGATTATTAGGAGGACTATTATAATGAACAAAATAAATAAAATAATTTACGATATAAAAACAGATATAGATAACAATACATCTAAGTATATTATTATTCTTGGTGTGCTATTTGTTGTTTCAATAATTTTATAAGGACATCAATGTTATTAGATGAAAACTTTGTTATGCAAGGTGGTGTGCGAAACTATCTTGGTGAAACTGAAGAAGTAATTGCACCTAAATATTGGAAATCATCTAAAGATTCTCCATCAACTGAACTTGTTTATATTACAGATGCAGAAAAAGGTTTATTAGCTGATGCCAATTTACATGGCTCTTTAAAAAATGGAAAAGCAAATGTCGGTGCATCTGGACTATTGAGTTATGATGGTTGGGGTGATGTTTCTGATGGTGTTTCAGATACAAGTTCTTCAAATGCTGGTGCAGAGGGTGGACAAGGAGATGGATCTAGTGGATATAGTTCAAGTAACAATAATCAACAAAATCCCAATATTGAATTTGAGGGCGTAACTTCAGAATTATCTCCTTACGAAACAGGAATGGTTTTTGACGAAGATGAATACTTAGAGCCTGATCCTGACCATTACAAAGCTACTCAAAAAGCAATTGGAAAAACTAATAAAGAATTAAGAGAACTTGGTTTAGATAAATCCGATTGGAGTGATTGGACTACAGAAGAACAAGAAACTTATCAAAAAGAAATGAATAAGTTAAATAATACAGAAGATGTTAATTATTCTTTTTACAAAGGTAATAAAGGAACAACTAATTTAACTTTTAATGAACATTACAAAGATGTAGAAGCAACTAATCCTACATTATCAAAAATACCATCAATGAGATTTTTAATTGCTGCTGGTAGAACTCTAAAAGAAAATCTAACAACTGATTATGGCACAGGAAAATATGGTGGAGTTGAGGGTAGTGGCAGTAGTCAAGCAATAGATCAAGGTGGTTGGTTAGGTAGAGTATTTAATAGTGATGGCACAGTTAATGAAAATTTAACTGAAAGTGAAATTAATGATTTATACAATCAAGCACAAGCTGAGTTACCTTTTATAATAGGTAATACAGATCCTCAAGAATCTATGGTTAATAAATACTTTTCAAACATGGGTAGCAATCTAGGAGTATCATCTGCTTACATGGACACTTATAATGCTGCTAAAAATAAAATTTCAAAAACATTAAACTTAACACCAAACAATCAACAATATGGTTATGGCAATACTTTCAATCAAAATTTTGATAGAAGTATGACATCTGCCAATCCATTTTTTGATGAACTAACAAATCAAGGACTAATATAATGGCATTTAAATTTGATCTAAGAGGATTACTAGAAGATGAAAACTTTTTAATAGGAGCTGGACTTCTTACTGCTGGAGCTAAAGGTCAGAGTTTAGGCGAAGCTGCATTTCCTACAATAGTTAATGCTGCTAAAACTAAAAAAGCATTTGAAAAGACAGCACCAAATACTAAATCTGTATATGATAATGTTCTTAAAAAGAATGTTTTAAAAAGCAATAAAGATATTCAAGATAATCCCAATAGATACGATCCACCAAAAACTACAAAAGACCGACAAATAGTTAAAGCTAATGATGGATTTAGTCGTTATGTAGATACAGGAGAAAAAGTTTTTCCAGATGTAAAACAAAAACCAAATAAACAAACTATGGATCAAGCAGTATTAGCAGTTTATAATAAATTAAAAGTTGCTAAAAATGATAAAGAATTTAAACAAATTTTAGATGGTTTAAGCAAACCTGAACAACAATTATATTATAATAAGATTGTTGGAAATGTTGATATGCTTGAACAAGCAATTGCAGAACAAATTGAAAATCAAGTTAAATTAGATCCAGCTCAAATGTCAGTAATTTCCGAATATAAATTGTCAAAAAATATTGAGGGTTACGACAATGTTATGGCAATAGTAGAAGCTCAGATGGCAAACAATCCAGACGCATCTTTTGAACAAGTTTTAGAATCATTAGTAAAAGCTAAACTTATAGAGAAATAATATTATGGCTACAACTTTGCCTAAAATTATTTTAGATGATGAAGAAGAAAAGAAAACTGAATTACCTAAAATCGTTTTAGAAAATACAAAATCTGAATTACCCAAGATCAACTCCAATGTTTTACAGGGTTCTGTTCTTGAAAAATTTGATGATGAGGGTAACGAAATTAAAGTTGGAGTTATTGATAAGGTAAAAAACCTTTTTAAAAAAGATGAGTTACCTAAAATAACAAAATTTGAAGATCCTATTTTACAACAAATTTATGAAATAGAAAATGAATATCACCCTGAAAGTTTTTGGGAGGGATATAAAGAGCAAGTTCTTTTTAGAACTTATATAGGTACTGCAAGAGATGTTGCTCAAGCTACAATAGATGTAAGTAATTATTTAGGGAAAAAAATTCCTAATATTAATGATAATGTTATTGATGTAAAATTACCTGAAGTAAAAGAACCAACTTATTTTAGTGGAAGTTTGCAAAGAGATTTAATTGGTTTTTTAGGTGGCTACACAACAGTTACTAAAGCTGGTCAAATAGTTCCATTTGTAAAAAATATTCCAAAAGCAAAAAGTAAAGTAAATAAATTTTTTACAATAGTTACCAAAGGTGCAATTGCTGAACAATTTACTTTTTCACCTTATGAAAAAAGATTATCTAATTTAGTTGAAACTTATAAAGATGAAAAGTTTTCTAATGCTGTAACAGAATATTTACAAGCTAAAGATACTGATAGCGAAGATGAAGCTAGAGCTAAAATGTTAGCAGAGGGAGCATTACTTGCTATTCCTTTAGAAGTAATGTTTTGGGCAATAGGTAAAAGTTATAGAACTATTACTGGAACAAAAAAAGGTGATAAAGAACTTGATATAGAAGTTAAAGCAAAACAACCTGAAAAAGACACAGTTGAAATAGAAACTAAAGACATCAAGCCTATCAAATGGTTAGCTGAAAATGATGTTATAAAACTTAAAGATAATAAATCTAAGATAACAAAATTAAAAAAAGAATTAGAAAAAATAGAAAAAGAAGATGTACCTTTAATAGAAACAAAAGTTAAAGTAAGTAAAAACGCAGAAGCAACAATTAAAAATAATAATTCTCAAATAAAGAATTTAAATAAACAAGTAGAAGTTCTTGAAAAAAAACAAATTAAAGTAAATAACAAACCTAACTCTGTACCCATTAGAGATTTTATTAGTTTGCCAGAAAAAATTACAACTTTAAAACAAAAAGTTGCTAAATTAGAATTACAAAACAGTAGTATTAGAACTAAACAAATAAAACCTGATTTAAAAAAATCAGAAGTTAGAGCTAAAAAAATTGAAAAAATAGTTAATCAATTAAGACCTTTAGAAGTAGAACAAAAAATTTACGAAAATACTAGAGTTAAAATTGATCCAACTGAGATAACAAAATTAAGAAATGAATTAAAAGAAGCAAAAGCAATTAAACCTGAAAGAACAGTTGAAACTTTTAATACTGCTGATGGCAAGGTTAAAAAAGTTGTTACAACTGATAATGTTGTTGCTACAAGAAAAAAAAATAAAATTGCTGAGATACAAGCTAAAATTAAAAAGTTAGAACAAGAAACAACAATTAAAAATCAAAGACAAGCTAAGTTAGATAAAGCTGACATTGATGAAAAGATTGGTTCTAAACCAAGACAGCTTGAGGGATTAGATATACCAGAGGGTGTTAGTGTTAAAGGTTTAAATACAGCTACATTAAAAAGAATTACACAAGCTGCTGATGAATTATTAACTACTGGTAAAGTTACTAGAAATCCTAATATAAAATTATACGAACAGATAGCTGATTTACTTTACACAGGAAGATTAAGTAACGAACAAATAGAAGCAATATTAAAAAAACATAATATTACTTTAAAAGAATTTGCACAATTTTTTGGTGCAACTACTGCACAAGCTGGTCGTACTTTACAATTACTATCTGTTATTCAAAAAAAATTAAATCAAATAGAAAAAATAGAGGGTTCTAACAAGGCTTGGGTTAAAGCATTAGATGAATCTGGTGATGGTTTTTATCATCATGTAATGAGTGTCTTTAAAAGATTAGATAATGCAAGGAGAGCATTAATGGTTTCGCAGTTAGCAACTGCTGTGCGTAACCTTGAATCTCAAACTTTTAAACAAGGTATCTCTGTTATTCAAGAAGCTGTTGAAAAAGTATTTCAATTAGCACACAAAAAATTATTTCCTAATGCACCTATTAAAAGAGTTGCAACACCCTTAAATACTTTAAGTGGATTTGCTAGAATATTTAAACAATTTAATCCAATTGTTGCAAACAAAATTAAAAAAGAAGTAGATTTAATTTTAAGTTCTTTTCCTAAAGAGGGTGATAAATTATTTTTAAGATTTAGTTCTGATATAACTAATATGTCAGGAAAAAAAATAACTTTTAGTCCAATAAGAGGATTAGAAAAAGTTGCTGATTTAGTTAATATTTTTAATAAGGCTCAAGAGTTTATAACTAGGAGAGCTGTATTTCAGGCAAGATTAAATAATCTTATTTTAAATAATCCTGGTCATTATGGCAACAGAACTCTAAGACAAATTATAGATCAAGGAGATACTGCAATTATTAGAAAACAAGATGTTGCTGACTCTGTTGCTGAAGCACTTGAATCTACATTTGCAAAAGACTTTAATAAGTTTGATGGCATCTATGATAACTTTGCTTACAAATTTATTCAGTTAGCCAATGCTATTCCTTTTACTGTATCTTTGGTTTTACCTTTTCCTAGATTTTTAATGAACTCTTTAAAGTTCCATATTGATTTTAGTCCAGTAGGTTTAATTCCTATGTTCACTAAAAAAGGATTAAAACAAATTGCAGATGGAGATTATTCTCAACTTGCAAAAGTTGCAATTGGTACTGCTATGCTGACTACTGCGTATGCTATGAGAAAACAAGATTATGTAGGTGAGAAATGGTATGAGTTTAAATTTGGCGACAGATATATTGATGTTAGACCATTTAACCCATTTGTTGCATATCTTTATGTTGCTGACTTAATGATTAGAGCAGAGAATGGAACACTAAGAGATTTAGATTTAAAAGGTATTGCTTCTGTATTTTTGGGATCAAGAGCTGGTACTGGTTTATATTTAATAGATAAATTTATAGACCATCAGACAGGCAACAAACCAGTTAAAGATAAATTAGAATCTGCAAAAATAATTCTTGGAAATATCATGTCCACCTATTTAACTCCTTTGCAAACAGCTTTGGATTTTATGGCAGAGAACGATCAAGAATTAGCAATCGTTAGAGATTCAAAAAATGATCCTTTATGGGGACAAATTAAAAAGAAAATATCTCCTCAAGAATTACCAGCAATCTATTCTGCAACATCAATTGAATATACTAAAGCTGGTATTCCTGTTGCCAAAACAATTGTAAGGGAATCTCCAGGTTGGCGACAAGTTACTGGTATGTCTATTATACCAGAGAAAAATGCAGCAGAAAAAATATTAGATAAAAATGGTTTCTTACCTCAAGAAATATTTAGATCAACTGGTATTCCTGAATTAGATAAAGCAATTAAAATGCAACTTGCACCTAAAATTGCAATTGAATTATCAAAAATTGTATCATTACCATTTTTTCAAAAATTAGATGTACCGACACAAAATTATATTATTAAAAAACAATTAACTAAATATAAAAAAAAAGCTGGAGAAATAATAAGAAACGACTCTAGTATAGCTGCTTATCTTTTAGAATATAGAATTAATAAAATTCCTAAAGACAAAAGAGCTATTATAGATGAATACTTAGGAAAAGATTTTTTATTTAGATTAATTGATGAATTTCAATCAGGTAAAAAAACTAAACTACCTAACATTAAATTAGATTAACTATGGCTACACAATCACAAAAAAATTCACAAGATATAATTAAGCTACAAGGCGAAACAAAACTTATTCATCAAAAGATAGACACAATCAAAGACAATCACTTAGCTCACTTAGAAAAAAAGGTTGATAATGTATATAAATTATTGTGGCTTTTAGTAACAATAAGTCTAAGCTCCTTGCTAAACTTCCTATCAAACATACTAAACTAAGTACAAATGTTAAAGGAACTATTGGTGAGTATCAAGAGATTGTTAATTTAACCAAGCAAGGTTATTGGGTTGCAAAATCTTGTGATCCTCAATGTCCATTTGATTTAGTTGCTGTAGCTCAAGATGGAACTATCCAGTTGCTAGACATAAAAACTAATACATACAGAAAACATATTAAACCATACAGAAGAAAAATTTGGCGAACACCTACTGCCAAACAAAAAAAATTAGGCATAAAAATTATCATGGTAGATCATGCAAATGAATAAGGAGCTTTACTATGAATTACTATTTTACAGGAGTTTTAATTTTAATGTTTTTAGGACTTGCTTTTTGTGTTTCACCAATAGGTTATTAAATGAAAAAAGATAACGATACAATTAAAGTTAGTTCTGAATCAAAATTACAACTACCTTTAGCAAATTTAATTGGAATTATTATAGTAGTTTCTGGAGCAGTATTTGGTTATGCAAATTTAACTGGGAGGATTAGCTCATTAGAAACAGCAGACACTTTGTTTCAAGCTGATCTTTTAAAAAAAGCAGAGCAAGAACCAAAGAACTTAGAGATGTATATGTTAATAGAACATCTTGCTGGACAAATTGAATCTATAGAAAAAGAGATTGATGCTAGTAGATACAACAAAGTCAATATAGATCATCTTAAAGAACAAGTAGATGCTCTTAGAAAAGATATAGATAAATTAAGAAATGGAAATCATTAATGGAACAAGTGGTTATAGCACTTTTACTTTTAGTAAATAACGAAATTAAAGAAGCAAGATTACAACCAGATTTAAGCTCATGCCTTAAAGGTAAGAGGGTTGCTAACAGAAATGTATCAGACAATATTGAATACAGATGTATTAAATCAAAAGCAGAGCTAGAAAAAAACATTGATGGCTCATACTCAATCAAAAAACTTATTTTGGAATAAAGATGTTAGATAAAATTTTATATAAATTATTTGGTTACTTAGATTTATTTGCAGAACAGTTAGATAAAGTAATGTTTCCAAAACCTAAAAAAAAACAACCAAAAAAAAGGAAGTGTAAAGACTGTCATTGTAACTGCCATTGTAGATCAGATTTCCACCTACATCATTGGGATAAAGATGTCTGTGTTTGTGATGCCTGTGCTTGTTAGTTAAGATTATGCAACTATCTAAACATTTTAAACTAGAAGAATTTACTAAGTCTATGACTGCTACTAGAAAAGGCATCAGTAATGAGCCTGGTTCTGGTGAGATTAAAAACTTAGAAAATCTTTGTTATGAAATACTTGAGCCTCTAAGAGCCAAGTTTGACAAACCAATAACTGTAACATCAGGCTATCGTAGTCCTCAGTTGTCGGAAGCCATAGGTTCAAAATCCACCTCACAACATTGTAAAGGTATGGCTTCAGATATTGAGATAGCTGGAATACCAAATATTCAAATAGCTTATTGGTTACAAAACAATGTGGACTTTGACCAACTAATTTTAGAATTTTACGATCCTAATGATCCTAGTGGTGGGTGGGTACATATTAGTTTTAACGAACAAGGTTCAAACAGAAAACAAGTCTTAACTTATGATGGCAAGAAATATTCTAATGGTTTGCCTGACATGAAGTGGAAAGATGGAAAGGTACAATCATAATGTGGTTAAGTGCAGTAAAACTAGCTTTAAATGCTGGTACTCATATTTATAAAAAAAGACAAGAAACTAAAATGGCTATGGCAGATGCTCAACACATGGCAGCAACTAAAATGGCTAATGGTGAAACTGAATATCAAGGTAAGTTATTAGAAGCTAGGCAAAACGATTACAAAGATGAATTTTGTCTTTTAATTTTAAGTTTCCCAATAATAATTTTGGCTTGGGCAGTATGGTCAGATGATCCAGCAGCTATGGATAAAGTAAATATTTTCTTTGAACATTTTGCAGCACTCCCATCATGGTTCACAAATCTTTGGATTTTGGTAGTGGCTTCAATTTTTGGAATTAAGGGAACACAAATATTTAGAGGTGGCAAAAAATAGTGAACTATGTTCTTCATTTAATAATGTGTTCTGCTGTAGCAAACACTTGCCTACCACCATACAGATACCCTGATTTATTCTCTGATGGCTACTCATGTATGTTAGCTGGTAATCAAGAGTCTATTTTAAAACTAGAAGAACTTGGTCATCTAAAAGTCAATGATAATAAAATTTACATAAAGTTTTTATGTTCTGAAGATGTTAAAGAAAAGGTTAGTACCTAATGGCAGAATATCAAGGTAGAAAAGTTACACTTAATAAACCATTTAGATTACCAGCAGGTAAATCAAAAAAGAGTGGTGTATATGTTCGTAATAAAAAAACAGGCAAAGTTAATAAAGTTACTTTTGGAGATCCTAATATGAAAATCCGAAAGAATAATCCTAAAGCTAGAAAGAGTTATCTTGCAAGATCAGGTGGGATAAAAACTAAAGGACAAAAAACTTTATCAGCAAATTATTGGTCAAGAAAAGCCTGGAAATAGATGGCAAAAAAACTTTGGAAGAAACCAAGCATAATAGTTATTAATATTGGCAAGTGCAGATACTGCCAAAAAGAAATGATTAACACAGAATCTTTTGTAGCTTTTTATGATGAAGAAAAAACTAAAGCTCATTACGAATGTATGCGAAAAGATGATTACAAAAAATTAATAGAAAAGGAAAAAAATGAAAAAAGGTTATCACAAAACTAAATCTGGCAGAGTTGCTAAAAAAGGACTCTACTATTACATGAACAAAAGAAAAAAAGCTGGGACTAGCAGAAAAGGTAAAGGAACTGTGTCTGCTAAAGCTCTAAAACGATCAGCTAAAACTGCTAGATCATAACCGATTTGGTGCAAGTATTAATTGCAATTCTGATTAAATCAGAGGGGTAGCTTTCGCTATGTGGGAGGGAAAATAATTCTCTTGTATTCTGTTTCCAAATAGTTATCGTATTCATAATGTCTAAGAATACAGTAAGAATACAAAAGTATAAATTTGACAAAGAAAATAAGACAATCCTATTGATTACAAATCAATTGCTCTACCAACTGAGCTACAAGGGCATAACGAAAAACCTTATATATACAGCCGAATTGAATCGCAAGATTTTTTTCGGCTCTTTTTTTGTGCCTGTACTATTCGTTTTATGGGGATTTTTTTTGGTTCTAATTAGACTAGAATACAAAGAGAATACAAAATCGTCATACATTTCCTTGCCAAACACCTTTTTATATTCTTGCAATTCTTATAACTTATTGTTAATCTATTTAACATCAAAGAAAGTGAGAAAATATGAATAAAATAAAGCTAAAGAAAAGATCATGGATAAACAAAGATGGTAGAAAAGGAGCATCATATAGATTTTTCTACAATGAAAATGGTAAGAAAAAGTATCTACAATCACCTAATAAAAAATGGTTAGAAACAGAAGCTGAGAAGATATTATTTAAATTAGATAATGTAAGAAGTGAAGTACCTTTGCCATTGGTAAATACTTGGGAAGCATACTATAAAGAGTCTAAGGGTAGAATGTATGAAAAGAAAAGTAAGTTTAGCCAAACTACTTTAAATGAATATGAGAGCCATTATAAAAATATCTACAATATTTGTGGTAACATAGACCTTAGAAATATTGATGAAGATTATGTAGGTAAGTTTGTCATAAAACTAAAGCCAAAGTATGAAGATCATAAACTCATATCTGGCTTTGCAAAGATGAACTATCGTAAGAAAATATTTGATACATTTTCCAGGATTTACAACTATCATGTAGGATCTGGAAAACCTTTTAAATCTAATGTGTTTAAAACTGGTAATTACTTCTCAGATCAAGATAAAGCTGACATGAAATATGTGCCATTAGGTCAAGATTTATCAGAAGATTGGCTAGAAGAATGGGATTTTAACAGGATTAAAACAATCATAGATAATGTAGATTCTATAGAGATTAGGCTTATGTTTAAACTTATGGCAGAAACTTCTTGCAGACCAAGTGAAGCTAGAGCTGCACAAAGGTCAAGTTTTAACTTCAAGAAAAACATACCTATGTTTAAGATTTTTCATGCAGTTGATAATTATAAATATTTAAAAGCACCTAAAACTGACAAAGGTTATAGGTCTATTGTAATAAGCTCTGACCTTAAAGATCAGCTATCAGAATGGATTAAATCTTTGCCTAACAACCAGGAATTTTTGTTTTTAAATTCTGTAGGTAAATTTTTTGATCTTAAAAGAATGACAGAAGAACTTGATAGATCATGCAAAAAACTTAATCTAAAATTACCTTTTCGCAAGAATTATTTTTTCAGACATTGGAACGCAAGTATGTGGGCAGCATCAGGCAAATACACTAATGCTATGGATTTTGCTAATGATATGGGTGATAAAGATATTAATATGATTGATGAAAAGTATATTAAAAGATATGGCAACAATAAAAATTCAGAAAAATTTAATGAACACCAGAATTATAACTATAAATGGAGTTAGGTTTTATACCAATACTTATCGTAGTTTTCTGAATCATATCTAACTACTTGCCAGACATCTTTTTTTTTAAGACTTCTTTTGGCATAGTCAGTAGCTTCAGCTTCAGTTGAAAAAAGAGTATTAGTATAAGAAGTAAGAATATTATTTTTATTTTTAAAAATTATAAAGAACATTATTTATATGGGTAGCCTAAGTTCCATAGCACTAAACTTTTTCTAATACCTTTGGTTACTGGTGTAATTTGATGCCAGATAAAAGAGGGGAACACTACTAAAGATCCTTTATCTAATATTTGATCGCAAGATATAATCTTTTGTTCGTAAGGTGTGCTTGTATAAAATTGTAATTTACCACCCTCATAATCTTCAGGATCAGATAAACTAATCGTAACAGATAACTTTCTAATTTTACCTTGATAGTCTTTGCCAAACTTTTCACTATAAGGTTTAGCAAGTTGGTCTATATGCCATTTATAATATTGTTCTGTTTCATATTCTGTATATTGTGCTTTCTCAGTTTTGTCCCATTGTAAATTCCAATTACAATCTTCATTGGCTTTATCTATATAAGGTTTAAGTGTTTCATCTATCCAGGATTCATCTAACCAAGTAATGTTAGATAATCTTTTAGAAGTATCGTTATCAGATACAGATGCTTTGTTTTTATTTTGATTAGCAGCTTGTAAAATTATTTTATCACAAAATTCTATTGGCAAACCTTTTTTAAATACACAATAATAATTATTAAAATTCATATTAAAAAGGGTGGACAGGAGCTAACTTATCCACCCTCATCATCAAACAAACACAATCAAGTTCACTAGGCTTGATTGAATTTTATGCTAGACATTTTCAAGGGACTCAGTAACTTTAACTGAGCTATTATCGGTTGGTCTAACTTTCTCCAATAATTCTGTTGCATCACTTGTAAAGTATTCAAGTGGTTTATTAAAAAAATTACTTACTTCTAAGAGTTTAAGTGAGCTAAGTGCATTATGACCTGATTCATATTTTTGAATTTGTTGAAACGTAACACCTAATGCTTTGCCAAGTTTAGATTGAGTAATTGTTTTTTTTTTGGTTTTATAAGTACCTAAGAATTGACCATCTGTTTCCATGCCAATTTCTTTCTCATAAATAACATTATTCATTCTTGCTTCTCTAATCTTTTGTCCAATTGTTTTATTTAATATTTTATCTTTTGCTCTGCTCATTCTCTTTCTCCTTAATTTTAGCGACAAGTAGCCTAAAGTATTTTTACAACTTTTAGTACACTAAGAATTATTAATTATAATTCTTTATATCTAATAACTGCGTCTGAGTTTTGATTAGCAACAATTCTTCTAACCAATTGTTTATACTCAAGATAGTCGTTATATGTATGCACACACATTCTTGTATCAACAGACTTCATAATATTTTTATGAAGATCATTCAGCTTTTGATAAAGTCTGACTGTGCTGTTCGTTAGTTGCATTTTCATGCTCCTTGTCATTGTTAGTTTTGATTAAGGATTTATTTAATTTAATATCCATAATCTTTAGTTCAGCATTATCGCTTACATTAGATGACGCAGCTATTTGTGCGTTATCAAATTTTTCTATAGTCTTAAAACTTGCTTCAAAAAAACTTTCCTTAAATACACTCATGTTCTACTTTCAATTACTGGGTAAGATTTATTAATATTTAAATTGGCAACTGATCCCATTTGTTCAGTAGTCATTTCTATTTTTCTATGGCTTGAAATACCTTTTGAAATAAAACCTAAGTCATACAATTCACTTACGATTTTTCCTGACCTGGCTCTTGACCATTTCATAGCTTTAGAAATCTCAGCAAAAGTAGGTGAGAAGTTATGCTTTTTTATATAGTTCTTTATAAATTTAAGTGTCTTGAGTTTTGGCTCACTTAAATAAATATATTTATGTCCATTTCCATTGTTCATTATTTGTCTTTCTTAAATAGTTCGGCAACATTATTTACTGACTCAATGGTATCTCCATTCTTTTTTAGATCATTTAAATATTGTATTAATTTTTCTGCAAACCAATGTCCTTTAGATACATCTATTAAGGTTGCATCTAATGAGCCACCATGTTTCTCACCAAATCTCATAAAATATTTTAAAACTTCTCTTTGATAACCACCTATTACTGCCATTGGCGATTGCTGTGATACAATCGCCTCATTAGTTTCTATTTTTTTATTTTTATAATACTCAGGGTTAATTTTTTCAGACATTAAAATGGTTGCTCCTCTTTTTTAGCAACAATCTCAGAAATTTTTAAACTAATATCTGGTTGTCCCTCTTTGGTTTTTTCTGTATTTAACCATGCAGCAAGATTCATTTTCTTACCACCAACAGTTATATTTCCTTGATACGCAGGATATTTTTTACCAGCTACATCTGTATCTCTTGCTTGTCTTTTCCAAAGTGCTGCTGAATTATCGTAATCACTCATATTATTTTTTCCTATTTGTTATTTGTTTTTGAAGTGAAATATATTCCTGGTCTATTC